GAATAAACAGTGAGTCTAATAGTGAAAACCCAGGAAGGGCAGTTAACCAAGCACAATCTCCAGCGTTTTTTCCTTCTCCAAATATTATTAGTAGAGTTTTTAAGTTTTCATCTTCTTTTTCAGAGAGCTATGGAAACGCCCACTATATTTCTTTAACTTCAAAAGATACACAATGTGGATGTCCTCAAGTTAACCATGGTCACGGAGTAACTACTTATGGAACTGTTGTATTTTTACCTACTATAGAAAATTTTGATATAGTAATGCCAACTCCAGGCGCAACAACAGCTGGACACGCCACCTCAAATGAAAGTAGCTTTGCTTTATCAACCAACTTTCAAGTAACTGAACCAACATTAGGAATAACTGTACCCAAATATCATAATGTAATTGCAATGAGTTTCCATTCAGGTTCTAATCATATAACGCCAACTACAAATTCAGCAGTATTAGCCAAAGGTACTTATCCAGGTACAGCAGCTGCTGGTAATCCAATGGCTCCTTATTTGACAATGTCTGTGTGCTCAAACATAGACTATCCTATAAGACCGTTGAAAAAACAGAGACACGTATCAAATACAATTTTAGAATACAACAGAGATTATATTCATGCACCTTTAAGAGGAGCCCCAGATCAGCCTAATCCAACAGCACCATATTGGCCAGGATCAGCTAGTTATCCTCACAGAGACTCAGGCCTAAGCTCTGGTAGTCAAGAAAAATTATCTTTTGAATGGAACTACAAAGAGATAAATACTTATAGAAATGACGGTACCCAATATTCTCCCCCTGCACTAGTAACGTCATCTTTTACAGATACAATGCAAAGTTTTTCTTTTGAAGAAAGTCCTACATTCTTTCCTGCTCTAAGGGAAGCTGACGCGGTTACTGGATGGCCGGCCGCAGCAACCGGTGACCTTGGTGGCATCACAGGATACAATCAACTTGGAGGAGATTATGGAGCAGTTGCAAGTCATAGTATAGAATTACAGTGTACAATGTCTAGATTATCTGTTCTAGATGGTTCAACCATACAAACCCTATATGCAAGTAAATCTTTAATGTTTACAAGTTAATAATGAATTATATAATAGGAAATAATGATGTGTCGTGGTTTCTTGCGTATCTTTTACCGGAAACAAAGCTAATACCACATAAGACATTAGATAAACAAGATTACAATTCTGGTCCAATGATAATACCTCCGTGTATAGTTGATATTGTAAAAGAAAATTTTGAAAATGTAACGATAAAAGACTTTGAAAGATTCTATGATGATAGAGGAAATCAAACTTCTACTGAACCTAAAAATTTTGGAAAACTATACTCTTTATATACAAGGGGTAAAACTATAACAGAAGATTCATATAATATTAACTATTCTAAGTATGTAAAGTACGTAAGTATAGATGAATTATCTCCAGAAGATAGTTATGAATTGCTTTTTAATAAAATTAAAGAAACTGCAAATAAAAGGGTTATTGATATATCAATTAACTCTATTGATTTAGAATCTAAAACTATATTAGGTGATGATAGTATAAAATTTGACAATCTAATATCAACTATAAACGTAGTAGATTTAGTTGACTTAGATAACAGTGGTAAAATAAGAAAGTATATTATACAGAATAATAATTTAGATGGCTTTAATCTACCATATAACGATAAATTTATTTACACTGCTAAACTTGAATCAGAAGAAGATAAGATATTGAGTAATCTTTACAAACAGGTTGTAGTTATAGGTAAACCTTATTTTAGAAAAACATACTTAAAGGACCAAATATTATACGAATCTATGAGAAATATATATGATAAAAAAATAGAGGGAAATAGTATAATAAGTTATTTTGAGACAACTCAAATATCAGATAACTTAAATATGAATAAAGTTCTTGGAATAGATTTGGTTGGTAAATTTTCAGAATGGAAAGATAATTGTACGTTAGAAACTATTTATCATACTTCAAAACAACTAAAAGAATTTTACAACTCTAGTGAAAATAATCATAAAAAAGTTTTATAGTTTCAATTATTTTTATTATATTATATACAAATAAAGGTTAAAAAGGGTTATATGAATAAATTTAACAGTCTTCACGAGCTATTTTTATCAGAATTACAAGCACTCACCTATTTTGGTAAAGATGTTAGTAGTAATGGTAGCAATCAAATAGAATTATTATTTAGGTCATTTGAATTGACCGATCCAACAAACTTAGATATTCAATATCCTTCTAGAAAATTTAACATAAATTATGCAGTAATGGAATTTTTATGGTATTTATCTAGAAATAAAAGGGTAGATAATATTGGTAAATGTGCCAACATCTGGTTAAGAATACAAGACGGACAAAATGAAGTAGAATCTAATTACGGAACATTTATACTAGGTGAACAATGGAATTGGATAAAAACAGAACTTAAAAAAGATAAAGATTCTAGAAGGTGTACTATAGTAATAGGACAACCGTATCACAAAACAAAAAATTGGCATGATATTCCATGTACTCAATTTTTACAAGTATTTATCAGAGATAATAAATTACACCTTTGTGTTAATATGAGAAGCAATGATATTATTTTTGGCCTATGCAATGACGTATTTAATTTTTCTCTTTTCCAACAATTGATGTTAAATGAATTAAGAGAAATATATCCAGATTTAGAGCTTGGTTCTTATTATCATATTGCTGGTAGTTTACACTTGTACGAAATGCATTACGAGATGAGAGATAATATACTTATGGATACGTCTCCAGAATCTGAGTATTTTCCTGCAAAATGGAAACAACCTGAAAAAAGATTTATATTGAAACCTGAAATAACTATAGATTATATAGATAAAGAAAAGATATTTTTACCTCAAAAAAGTATGGAAAAATTAGAATTAGTAGATTTTACAAACAAGCAAATAGAAAAGTTATTTATATGAAAAAGAAAGAATCAATACTTAAAAGAGCTGATGAAATAATTCATAATCGATCAGAAGAAAAAGAAAGAAAATACGGTCCTTTTAGTGAAGGTATGGAAAGAGCTGCAAAAATTGCTAGTGGTATGACTGGTAAAGATTTTGAAGCTGAAG